GGTTCTGGATTCAATACTTAATATAGGTGGTAAGTTAATTGACAAACTTATCCCAGACCCAGCAGCCAAAGCCGCTGCTCAGTTGGAGTTAGCCCGGTTAGCCCAAGAGGGTGAACTTACCAAACTAGCTAACGAGACAAAGCTATACGAAACAGAGCAGAGCAACCTCACCGCTAGGTTGACAGCCGACATGACCAGCGACAGTTGGTTATCTAAAAACATCCGTCCATTAACACTCATAGCCATCCTCACGGGCTACTTTGTGTTTGCACTAATGAGTGCCTTTAACATGGATACTAACAGTGCTTATGTAGAGTTATTGGGGCAGTGGGGTATGTTAATCATGTCCTTCTACTTTGGTGGGCGCACGTTAGAAAAAGTCATAGACATGAGGAAGAATAAATGAAATTATCAAATAACTTTACATTGTCAGAACTGTGTAAATCGGAAACAGCGGCTCGTAAAGGTATTGACAACACGCCACCAGAAGAAGTTATCAATAACCTCTCCACCCTATGCGCTATGGTGTTGCAGAAGGTACGAGACAAGTTAGGCGTTGTTATGGTTACCAGTGGTTATCGCTCACCAGAGCTTAACAAAGCAATTGGTGGTAGCGCAACGTCAGACCACTGTAAAGGGTTGGCAGCAGATTTTGAAGTGGTTGGTTTTGACAACAAGGAGTTAGCCTTGTGGATTAAAGATAACCTACATTTCAAACAGCTCATCCTAGAATTTTATGAAGAGGGACAGCCTAACTCGGGATGGGTGCATTGCTCATTTGAAGAGGGAAATAACAAAAACGAAGTGTTAAGGGCTGTTAAGGACGGGAAGAAAACCGTTTATCTACAAGGAATAGGTTAAACAAAATGCCAATATCACCAGCAAAAGCCCATAAAAATAAGATAGATGCACTTGCTATTAAAAATGACAAAGGTGTTATTGTAGACTACAAAAACCCTTTTCCTGCTGGTAGTGATAAAGCAAAGTTTGTAGATGCTCTATCAGTCAATGGCAAGAAAATGCTATATGAAAACCAATATGCTTTTGAAACATTTGGTTACGCTGTTTCAGCCGAAGGATTAGAAAAAGCTTTAGAGAAGGTTGATGTTATTGTTTCATTACACCCACCTCAAAATACAGACCCTTACGCTGATGCTAAAAAATATTATAATCAAGGTAATGGAAGTTTTTCAGATTTTTTAAAACTTGCAGTACCTATGTTACTTCCTGCGATTGCCCCAGCTTTAGGTGCTTCAATTGGTAGTGCGCTAGGCGCAACTGGCAGCACAGCAGCGGCATTAGGAAATGCTGTTATTGGAGGTACGTTAGCAGAAGCAACTGGTGGTGACTTTTTAAAGGGGGCAGCTACTAGCGGTATTACTAGTTTGTTACAGACAGACTTAACCCCTGCTGTTGCTGAATCAGTCGGTGGTGGTACAGTAGGCAACGTTGTTAGTGGGGCTTTGACAGGTGGTGTTACTTCTGCCTTAAAAGGTGGGGATTTACTCTCAGGAGCTATATCAGGCGGTATTGGTGGTTTAACCGAGCCTTTGTCAGAGACAGATGCAAGCTTTATGGCTGCTGATGCGGCTCAACTTGCCAAACAGGGTTTGTCAGAAAGTCAAATATCAGAGACTTTAAGCTCTGGTTACGCAAGTACGACAGCGGCTGATCTTGCTGCTAGTTTAGCGGTCGGCAACAACACAGCCGCCAAGATTGAGAAAGAGTTAGATAAACTAAGCGAGACAGTTGGCTTAACACCCGTAGAAACAACCGACCCTGAGTTAGTTGCTGCTGATGCTTTAGGTATTGCTGAAGCTGCTTCCCGTGATAATGAATTTGCTACTTTAGACAATGAGTTGTTAGACACTACGGCTGACGCTGAGTTTTTAGCTGCCGATGCGGAACAACTTGCAGAGCAGGGTTTGGAAACTGATCAAATTTCAGAGACCCTAAGCTCTGGTTACGCAAGCACCGAAGCGGCTGATTTAGCGGCTGAATTAGCTGTTTCTAATACTTCTGTAGATGCTATAACTGAAAGTTTAATTGAGTTAAGTAAACAAACTGATTTAAGCTTTGATCCTGTTATTCAAGATGACGCTGAGTTTTTAGCTGCCGATGCGGAACAACTTGCCAAACAGGGATTGGAAACTGAACAGATTTCAGATACTCTAAGCTCTGGTTATGCAAGTACAACAGCGGCTGACACTGCTGCTGAGTTAGCTACCAGTGGTGCATCCATCGAAGATATAACAGATAGTTTAGTTGAGTTAAGTAAGACTACTGGGTTAGAACCTGTAAATATAACAGAAGAAGCTTTTCAAGCTGCTGATGATCAAGCAATTTCTGATGCCGTTGCCAATTCATCTAATTTAGATAATGAATTACTCAAAGGCGGTGTTGATATAGGTGCTATTGAGCAAAACTTAACAGCCAGTGGTGTTGATCCATTAGTAGCCGCTGACGTTGCTAATGAAGTTGCTCTTAACCCAAATATTTCAGTTGATGACTTATCTAATTACATCGAAGACTTTTACGGCAAGACAGTTTACGATGTACCCAATTTAGAGTTTGATCCTACAGAACCTCCTGATACTCGCCCTGAAGGTGAAATATTAGTAGATACTACAAAGGAAGCTATAACACCTGAACCTGTTATAACAACTCCTTCTGTGTCTACTGGCGCACCTACTGGGATACGTGCTAGTGGTTTATTTTCTCAACCAACCATGCCTGTAACCGCTCCTGAAGACCCATATAATTTTGGTGCTAACATTGCTTTTGGAAACACATACCAAAACCCGTTTGCACGAGAAAGGTCAGAGCGCCAAAGTTTAATTGCGGGGTTATTTAATCTATAATGAGTGATTTAAAAATTGAACTACTCCCTTGGCAAAAGAAGGTGTGGGCAGATGAGACTAGGTTTCATGTGGTCGCCGCTGGTCGCCGTACAGGAAAAAGTAGGTTGGCGGCATACCGTCTAATTGTCGAAGCTTTACAAAGTGAGCGTGGTCATGTCTTTTACGTTGCTCCAACACAGGGTCAAGCTCGTGACATCATGTGGCAAGTCCTGCTTGAGGTTGGTCATCCTGTCATTACAGGTAGCCATATTAACAACTTGCAGATTAAGCTTATCAATGGTGCGACGATTTCTCTAAAGGGTGCTGACCGCCCAGAGACAATGCGTGGTGTTAGCCTGAAGTTTTTGGTGCTAGACGAGTATGCAGATATGAAGCCAGAGGTGTGGGAGCAAATCCTTCGCCCTGCACTGGCTGACTTAAAGGGTCGTGCCATGTTTATTGGTACGCCTATGGGTCGAAACCACTTCTATGACTTATACCAATATGGGTTAAAGGGCGATGATGATACTTTTAAGTCTTTCCACTTTACTTCTTTTGACAACCCTCTTCTTGATCCAAAAGAGATTGAAGCAGCTAAGAAAAGCATGTCCTCATTCAGCTTCAGGCAGGAATTTATGGCATCCTTTGAAGCAGCAGGGGGTGAGTTATTCAAGGAAGAATGGATAAAGTTTGACGAAGAGGAGCCTGTTGATGGTGACTTTTATATCGCAGTTGACTTGGCTGGCTTTGAAGCCGAAGGTTCTGTTGGTATTAAAAACACTCGCCTTGACTCTACTGCTATGGCTATAGTAAAAGCCAACGACAAGGGTTGGTGGGTAGCAGAAATCATCTACGGTAGGTGGGATGTTAAAGAAACAGCCAAGAAAATCTTTGATGCTGTTAAAAAGTACGAGCCTGTAGCAGTCGGAATTGAGAAGGGTATTGCACGACAGGCTGTAATGCCCTACCTTAGCGACATTATGAAGCGTACTCAAACCTTCTTTAGGGTTGATGAGCTAACACACGGTAATAAGAAGAAGACAGATCGTATCGTATGGGCGCTTCAAGGGCGCTTTGAGAATGGTTATGTCAAACTCAACAAGGGTGATTGGAACAACGAGTTCCTAGATCAATTATTTCAGTTTCCAAACAAACTAGTACACGACGACTTACCTGACGCATTGTCCTACATCGAGCAACTTGCAAAAGTAGCCTATGTTTTAGACTTTGAGGAAGACGAGTATGAGATGCTAGACGCAACATCAGGATATTAATATGGAAGATTACGAAAAAAGCTCACCTGACCAGTCGGTTGAGGGTTGGGTTATCAGTAAGGTTGACCAATGGCGTGACCACTATAACGCAAACTACGAACAAAAGTTTGACGAGTACTACCGTCTATGGCGTGGTATCTGGTCTAACGACGACAAGACACGTGAGTCAGAGCGTTCACGACTGATTTCCCCTGCCCTGCAACAGGCTGTTGAGAGTTCAGTCGCAGAGGTTGAGGAAGCCACCTTTGGTCGTGGTAAGTGGTTCGACATCCGTGACGACCGCAAAGATCAAGACCCTACCGACATCGCCTACCTACGTGAGCAATTGTCAGAAGACTTCCAGTTTACCAAGACCCGCAAGGCTGTAGCAGAGTGTATCCTCAATGCTGCTGTCTTTGGCACAGGTATTGGCGAGATTGTGTTAGAAGAAGTCAAGGAGATGAAGCCAGCTACTCAGCCAGTGATGGATGGGGCAATGAAGGCTGTCGGCGTTACTGTTGAAGACCGTGTGGTTGTTAAACTACGCCCTATCCTGCCACAGAACTTCCTAATTGACCCTGTAGCCACCTCTATTGAGGAAGCTTTGGGTGTTGCCATTGACGAGTTTGTGCCTAAGCATCAAGTCGAGATGGGTATCCAGAATGGCATCTACCGTGATGTCGATATTGAGGGTGCTTACGACGATTCTGACATCGAGGCTGATAAAGAGCTAACATCATTCGACGAGGATAAGGTACGCCTAACCAAATACTACGGTTTAGTACCAAAACACCTGTATAACGATGCCGTTATGGAGGTTGATGAGGATGAGATGTCCAAAACCCTCGAAGCTGAGGATGAGGGCGAAGAAGACGAAGAAGGCTACATTGAGGTGATTATTGTCATCGCCAATGGTGGTCAACTACTCAAGATTGAAGAAAACCCCTACATGATGCAAGATCGTCCTGTTGTGGCGTTTCCTTGGGACGTAGTTCCTTCACGCTTCTGGGGTCGTGGTATCTGTGAGAAGGGTTATAACAGCCAGAAGGCACTCGATGCTGAGCTTCGTGCTCGTATTGATGCCCTAGCCCTCACCGTGCACCCAATGATGGCTATGGATGCCTCTCGTATGCCTCGTGGGGCTAAGCTTGAGATTCGTCCCGGTAAAACCATCCTGACCAACGGTAACCCTGCTGAGATTTTACAGCCATTTAAGTTTGGTAACCTCGACCAAGTGACTTTCGCTCAGGCAGGCGAGTTGCAGAAGATGGTTCAAATGGCTACAGGCGCTATTGACGCTGCTGGTATCCCCGGCACTATCAATGGTGACGCTGCTGCTGGCGCTGTCTCTATGTCTATGGGAGCAATCATCAAACGCCACAAGCGTACACTGATTAACTTCCAAGAGTCATTCCTTATCCCAATGATTGAGAAGTGTGCTTGGCGGTATATGCAGTTTGATCCTGATAACTACCCAGTCAGCGACTATAAGTTTGTACCATCATCATCTCTGGGTGTTATTGCTCGTGAGTATGAGGTTACGCAACTTGTTCAGTTGTTACAAACCCTTGGTCAAGATAGCCCAATGTACCCGATGTTGGTATCTGCTGTTATTGACAACATGGGTCTGTCCAACCGTGAAGAACTTATGGCTCAAATGCAACAAGCTGCTCAGCCTAACCCAGAGGCACAGCAAGCTGCTCAGGCACAAATGCAACAGCAACAGGCTATCGCTCAGGCTCAGCTTCAGTTAATTCAGGCTCAGGCTCAAGAGGCTCAAGCCCGTGCCCAGAAGTATGCTGTTGAGGCGCAGTTGGAGCCACAGGTTGTTCAGGCTAAGATGGCGGCGGCATTGTCTACTAACCTCCAAGCAGGTAATGCGGATGACGCTGAATTTGCCAAACGAGCCAAGATTGCTGAGCTAATGTTGAAAGAGCAAGACATTGTTAGCAACGAACGCATTGCGGCTATGCAAGTTAGCGCAAAAAGACAACAATAACACTTGACAAAAAGACAAAAGTGTGGTATAATTGCAACATCTCTCCTAACAAAGAAAGGAAAAAGAGATGGACAAAGAACTACAGGATTACTACGAAACACTACTAGACTTGTTTGCCTCTAAGGGGTGGAAGCAGTATATTGAAGATATTTCCGACAATATGGAATTACTTCAAGATATTACTACCATCCCAGACGAGAAACAATTCTGGTTCCGTAGAGGACAGATAGAAGCGGTACAGCGAGTTCTCTCTTACGAGTCAGCGATTAAAAACAGCTACGAGGACTTTGAGAGGGAAGTAAATGCCTAAGCGTATCTATGAGTTTATCTGCGGAGACGACCACCTCACAGAAGCTTACATTGATTCTGAATTAAGAACAACCAATTGTAAGGTGTGTGGTCAACCTGCAATCCGCATCGTTAGCAAGCCGATGGTCAAACTTGAGGGCGTGACCGGAGATTTTCCCGGAGCAGCAATGCAATGGGAACGCAAGCGAAACGAGAAGATTAAGCAGGAACAAAAGAGTGCCGCTCAGGATTAACCTAAGCATAAGCACATAATTATATTCCACAATGCTTATTTAGCACGGAGAGTTTAATGGCAACATTTATCGACGAAGGCAACGAGCCGAAACAAGAAGACGAAGAGTATTCACCTGTCGACGAGGGTGGACAACAGGCAACCCCTGAAGAGGAACCTGCTGCACAAGATACTGACGAAGATGAAATTCCTGAGAAGTATAAAGGCAAGTCTGTTAAAGATATTGTCCGTATGCATCAAGAAGCCGAACGAGCCATCGGCAAGCAAGGGAGTGAAGTCGGGGAACTTCGACGGATAGTTGACGAGTACGTACGTGCCCAAACCGTCACAAAACAACAACAAGCCCCAGAAGTCGAGGAAGAGGTAGATTTCTTTACTGATCCCGACAAGGCTATTGCCAAAGCAATCTCAAAGCACCCAAAAGTGCAACAAGCCGAGTTAATGGCGGCACAAATGACACAGGCTAAGATTTTGCAAGACCTGAAAGCTACACATCCTGACTACGGCGACATTATTAAAGATGCCTCGTTTGTAGATTGGATTGGTAAGAGTAAGGTACGGCAGGAGCTATTTAGTCGAGCAGATCGCTACTACGACTTCGACGCAGCCAATGAGTTGTTATCTACTTGGAAGGAACGGAATCAAGTAGTGCAACAGACGAAGGCAGTAGAGAAAGTAGAGCGTAAGCAAGCAGTCAAAGCAGCATCCACTGGTGCAACCAAAGGGTCTGGTGAGACAGCAAGTAAAAAGACATATCGCAGAGCCGACATCATTGAACTCATGCGTTTTAACCCCGACCGTTATCAAGAGCTTGCCCCTGACATCATGCAAGCTTATGCTGAAGGAAGGGTGAAATAATCATTTTGAAAGGTATTTATTATGGCACTCGGAACTAATCACGTCACCAATACAACTGGTGCAACGTTTATCCCTGAATTGTGGTCTGATGAAATCATCGCATCATATAAGCAAAACCTCGTTATGGCGAACCTCGTCTCTAAAATGTCCTTCAAGGGTAAAAAGGGCGACACTCTCCATATCCCTAAGCCCACCCGTGGCTCTGCCAACGTTAAAGCTGCATCAACGCAAGTTACCCTGCAAGCTGCAACTGAGTCAGAAGTTCAAGTGTTGGTTAACAAGCACTATGAATATAGCCGCTTGATCGAAGACATCACCGAAGCACAAGCTTTGGCTAGCCTGCGTAAGTTTTACACTGGTGACGCTGGCTACGCTTTGGCTAAGCAAGTTGACACCGACTTGTTGGCTTTGGGTCGTAACGTCCAAGGCGGTAACGGCACTATTGCCTATAACGCCGCTGTTATCGGTGGTGACGGTTCTACCGCTTACACTGGCGCTAACGAGTCTGCTATCACTGACGCAGGTATCCGTAAGATTATCCAGACTCTGGACGATCAAGACGTACCTATGGACGGTCGTGTGTTGGTGTTGCCTCCTGT